TTTGTAGTTGATGCTGACTTTGACCCAGGCACAGGACCACACACAGTAAGACACGAAATACTAATGCCTGTTCCAATACCCGCGCCAACTTTAATACCTATTGTTACTTTTGATAATACGTATAAATGTAGCGATTTAGGATAAAAATATTTTAATTTAATTTTTATTTGTATCTTTGCGAATATATGTTAGTAAATTATCCTGTTTCATACACGCCCGAAATTAGTAGGACTTATTCCTTTAGGCAGCCCGTACCGATTAGGTATGCCTGCCCTATTTTACCGGGTAATTTAATGCAGAATTTTAATGATGCTTGGAACTGTAATCTTTGCGGTTCTGATTTGCCGTTTTATATTCCATATGTTGAGGGCGATATTATACCGTTTCAAACACAGGTTACTGACTTATATAATCAGCCTAATGATGTTTTAGTAGCGGGTTTTCAAACATCTACAAGCACTTCGCATTATGTAGTAGTTACATTATATGATTGTTGTGGTGAAATAATAAGTTCTTTTATAGATGACTTTTCAGATAGTTACCATGTAGGTCAAAGCCTTGCAACGGGTAGTATTCAAACTTGGTTTGTTAATACGGGTTTATTTCCCGCTGGTTTGGATTGTTTCAGATTAGGTATTGATTATTACAAAATAAATCAGATAACCTTAGAACCTGAATTAGATAGAAGACTATTTAGCGAATACTATAAAGAAGTTGAAGGCTGCGGAAACTTAAACGACACTTCGCTAATTTATAGCACTTACGCAAATTATGATTGCAACGGTAATTTTTACGGAACTTTGACTAACTATTTAGGTTCTAATAATACACCGTTTTATAATTCGCTTCGCATTTTTGGAACTGTTGAGTTCTTTGGCGATACTGAAGCGATTGTAGAAAATGATAGAAATGTAGTTATTAGTAAAGATATAACAGAAAATTACGGTATTATTTCGGGCGCTGTTCCACCGTTTTTCATTAAGTTACTACAACAAGCTGTGAGAGGCAATTACGTAACTGTTGACGCGGTGCAGTATCAGAACTTTAGATATGATTCTAAACCCGATGACAACCGTATGTTTTTGTTAGATTTGTCATTCGATAAAAGATGTCGATTAGATAACAAGCAATGTAGATGAGGTCGTAATTCATTTACAAATATTTAAAAACAAAAAACATGAATAATATTTCTTTCATAAATGGGTTTTTGGGCGCGTTCGGCGTTTGCCCGCCTTGCATAGATGATAGTAACGCTCCTAACTATCTTTGCGACCCGTGCGATTCAACTGTATATTCAGGTGGTATCGCTGGTTGGTTTGCAAAAAAATGTAACTACGAATTTGATGATATTACGGATTCTACTGAGTGGGAAACTGCAATAGCAAACAAAGACGTATTTGGTCGCGTAAACGGTAGCCGTATCAGCGGTGGTTTGCCTGCACCTGAATTTACTACTAAAAAACGCGGTAGCTGCGGACAAGAGGAGGTAGTAAAACAGTCGCGTGTTGTATCTCTTACTGATGCTGAAAACGACCTTACATTTACTATTGATGCGCTTTATAATTTCCTTTCAAATCCTGCTAAAGCTGCAGGTTATGAATTTGGTTTTGTAACTTGCGATGGTCGTTTCTTAGGTTGGTATTCAAACGTAACTGTTAGACCGTTTTATCAGATTGCAGAAACTGACGAAGACGATGCCTATTGGACTGTTGAATTCCGTTATAACGAACAGTTAGGTACATTTAGCCAATTGTCATTAGACTTCTTATTGACATTGCCTTATAACGTTTGTTGGGTTACTTCAATTGTTGTTACAGGTTTTGGCGGTGCTACAACTGTTGCCGATGGTTCTACCTTGCAAATGCTTGCAACTATCCTACCATTGAACGCTACTGATTCTACTGTTACATGGTCTGTTGTAAACGGTTCGGGTACTGCAACTATTAGTGTAGGCGGTTTGCTTACTGCTACGGGCGCAGGTACTGTTACTGTAATCGCTACAGCTAATGACGCTTCGGGCGTTACTGGTTCAATTGTAATTACTGTTACTCCATAGTTAGATAGTTTTAAGGGCGGTTATTTAATGTAGCCGCCCTATTTAAAATCAAATAGAATGAACTTAGAACAGTTTTATCAGTTTTTAGATTCTGTAAATGCTACAATACTAAATCCACCCGTGCACCCTTTTCGTTCGGATTGGAAACGTATTTATGAAAGCATTAAACCTCACTTCTATGGTGAAGTGCCGCCCGCGTTGGATAAGGCATTTCCAAATGAAGATGAACAAATTTTAGCTTATAGAAAAAATACCTATCAGCCTAAAACAGAATCGCCATTAGTTAAGGCTATAACTGAATTGCATAGGCTGCTAAGTTCTGCTAAACACTCTGTACGTTTTGAAAATACAGATATGAAAGAATTTGCCGAAAATGAAAAGTTTGGCGATTCTAATTTACAAAATTATATATTTTCTGTATTTATTCCGAACCGCGTGCTTGACCCTAACGCCGTTCTTTTAATTCAGCCCGAAGGCGAAGGGATTGAAACAGATAATGTGCGCGTTAACATTGACATGAAAGTAATACAGTCTGATAGGATTGTTTTTAACGACCCTGAATACAGACTACTAATATATAAAGGCATAAGCAAAAATAAATATGCTACCTTAGGAATTGAAAACCCGCTATACTATCACATAGTAACTGATATGTTTTACGCACAAGCGCGCGCGTATGGCGATAAAACAATGTTTGAGGTTATCTATGAACATAACAGCGGCATAATGCCTTGGGTTACTTTGGGCGGTCGCGTTGTTCCTAAATATGATTCTTATGGCAATACGTTTAAAATTTACAAGTCTGATTTTAGCCCTGCAATACCTTATCTTAATGATGCTGCTATCTTTGATAATCAGCATAAATCGGTTATGCTTGCGACATGCTTTCCTATTAAATTTGTTGAGGGGGTTGATTGTAACAGTTGTAATGGCGTTGGGCGCGTTCCTGACCCAAATGATTATGACACTTCAATAACATGTAAGACTTGTTTAGGGCATGGCAAAACGTTAAGCATAACACCGCTTGCAGCCTATAACCTAAACCCTACTACTTCGAAGTTTGGCGATAATGACAAACAGCAAGTTGAACCTATACGCTATTATAGCCCTGATGTTAGCACTATTCAGGAAACTAACAAGGTAGCGACTGAATCATTAGGCAAAGCTGAACAAGTATTAAATATAAACCGTTCGCTTAAATCGGCACAATCGGGCGTGGCTAAAGAAATGGACCGCGAACCCGAATATATAGAAGTTGGTAAAATTAGCGATGATGTTTATGCGCGTTATAAGGATGTTTTAAAAATTATCCAGGCTATTGTATTTATGGATACTGAAAGTCCGATAATGGTAAATGCGCCTATTTCGTTTGACTTGAAAACCGAAACGGAACTAATGGCCGAATTTGCATTATCACAGCAAGGTTTGCCAACGGCTATACGTTACGAATCTTATATAAGCTACGTTGACCGCCGTTATAATTCTGATGCTGTTGCACGCCAAATAGCGACCATTTGCGCCATGTATAACAGCGCTTATCTTTATACAGTAGATGAACGTGTACAGCTTTTGGCAAGTGGTCAAATAACCGAAAAGGATGCAATTAGCGCTCAGTTCGTTTTTGATGCTGTTACTGAATTATATTATGACGATGGATTTGATATTATGGGTAGCGATTACACTACTATTAAGAACGCTATTGATGCGAAGTTAGCGCCAAGGTTTGAAGCGGTAGAAATACTTGAAATACCCGATGTTAATATGGATGAATTTAACACGCCCGTAGCTAATGACATAGAAGCCGAAGCCAAAGCAAATTTAAAAGGTTCAGTAGGTGGTGTTCAGGGTATTCTTGAAATTCAAAAATCAGTATCAGAGGGCATAACAGATTATAGCGCTGCGGTTGGTATATTAGATTTGATTTACGGTATTTCACTTGAAGATGCAAGACGTATTTTAGGAACGCCAAAAATAATTAAGCCTACAGCGTAACACATGGACCTAAACGCACCTGAAAGAATTAACGACAAAGCAATAGAAATTTTACAAAAACGGTACGACAAAGTAGAACCGAAATTTGTAAAGGCTGTTGTGGCGTGGATTGAAAAGTTTAGAACAAGTTCGGGTAATTTAGTTCGTTCAAAAGAAAATATTAGCCGCCTTAGTACATTTAAACGTGCAATAGAACGCTATTTAATACAGTCTGGATATAATGACATGGTAAGCGGTTTTTTATCTAATTTTGATACTTTAGCCGCTGAACAACAAACAATACAAAGCGAACTAAACGGATTAAATATTAAGAAAAGTTTTTTGAATCCTTTTAAAAGTTGGGCGGTAAATAATGTAGTTGCAGCCATGCAAGGTCAAGGCTTAACAACAACGCTAATAAACCCGCTTAAACAGGAATTATTAGTAGCCGTTAACCAAGGTAGCAGCCTTACCGATGTAGTCACTTCTATAGCTGGGCAACTAACAACTACTGAGGCACGCCAAGGCGTTTTAAAACGCATCAGTTTGCAGGCTTCGCGCGATGCCCTGTTACAATATGATGGCGTGGTAAATGAAGCGGTGCGCAAAGTTTATAAAATGGATGCGCTATTATACGTAGGTTCAATTGTTAAAGATAGCCGCGCACAATGTGAACGGTGGGTACGTGAAACAAAAAACGGTAAATTAGGGTTAATATTATTTGAAGATTTAGAAGATGAAATTGCATGGGCTGAAGATAACGGCACGGGCATGATACCAAATACAACGCCCGAAAACTTTTGCCAAAATCGCGGCGGTTTTAATTGTAGGCATATTGCCTATCCTGTTAGGTCACAAAACTATATTAAAGAATAACATGTTAGTCATAAAAGCAAAGAACAAGCTAAACGGTACTGAATACCAATTTACCCCTTCGCAATGGTATGCAGAACAACAAACGGGCAATTATAACTACTTAGGTACAATTCACGTATCAGAACCCGCGCAACCGATTCAAAGAACAGTAACCCCCAAACGCGGCTGCGGCTGCGCAAATAAACGTAGATAATATGGCACGTTGGTATAAGTTTGTTATTCAGTTAGAATACAATGAACAGCCCTTAACACTTGAAGAACTACAAAGCGATTTTGAAGATGCTGTAAAATGCGAAGACTACAAAGCGGCGGCAAAATTAAGAAAACAAATTGATGAACATCTAAGCGCTAATTCAGATAGTGACAAAGTTGTTCAGCTTGAAGATTACTGCTATATTGACCTCGACGAAGTAGCAACCTTTTATAAAACTGAATGGGAAGATGGCGAAGAATTTACAAAGGTTATTTTAAAGGGCGGTTTTGAATTGCCGCTAAGTATATCATTTGAAGAATTTACTAAATTATTTTTTAAAGTTTAAACACACATGGAAATGCTTGACAAATTTGTAGAAAAATTGGGTATAGAGCCCGAACTGATTTTAAAATTAGAATCAAACGAAATTACATTAGATGAAGCCGTAACAGGTTATGTATCTAAACTTGAAAAAACTGTACAGGAACGTATAGGCAAACAGATTGAAGAAGCTAAAAGCGCTGAACTATTTGGTGCAGCTTATGCGAAAACAGAAAAACAGATAGCCGATGCTTTTGCTATTGACCTAAAGAAGTATGAAGCTATCGACAAAAAAGATAGATTTAAAACTATTGTTTCTGATTTAAAGAATAGCCAATACGAAACAATCGAAAAGCTTAAATCTGAATACACTTCAGCCGATGCGCAAAAGTTGCAACAATTAACTCAGCAGTTAGAATTAGCCAACGCAAAATTAACTGAAAAGGAAATGCTAATGCAACAAGCTATTAAAGAAGAACAAGGCAAATTTCAAAGCTACATTAAGAATCAGCAAATAGACAAAGTGCGCGGTTCGCTTGTTGAATCTGTTAAAAATCCAAGATTAGCATTTAAAGAAATGCGCGCAATCTTAGAAGCTGAAATACGCGAACGTGGTTTAGATTTTGAAATTGATGCCGATTCAAACATTTGGGTTAATAAAGATGGCAACCGCGTAAAGCACCCATCTAAGCCTACGGAAAACTTAAAGTACGAAACGCTATTTGAAATTATAGCAGCTGAGTATAATTTCGAAAAGCAATCAAATGGCGGTCAAACGAAATCATTTGAAATTGATGAAAAAACGAAAAGCGGAATGCATCCCGCGCGTTTAAAATACATGCAGGAAAACGGTCTAATATAGTTTAGTTAGTTAATAGTTTGGGCAGTTCTTAGGGGCTGCCTTTTTTGTTTAATCTATATTACAAAAGCATTCAATGTCATTATCAAATAAATTTAATTGTTCTTTAGACATTTTTAATGCTTGTTCAACTGAATAATTTTTATTAAAAGTTGCACCTACTATATTTTCCATTTCAATCCACCATTCAGCAATATTAGGTTTTTGTCTTAATAGTTCAATTTTTTTACCTAAACCTTTTAAAAAACATAAATCGCAATTGCCTTCATGTGAATTTATATTTAAATCAAAAGGTTGTTTATTCCAAAAATCTATAACGTGTTTTTTTGTAATTGCATCTTTGTATAATGGCATAACATTTTCCCAGCCATTACGATTTGTATTTTTCAATTTAAAATATCTATTTGGTTCATCTGCTCTTATGCCTAAAAGCATATCAATATCAGATATTTTTAAACCAATATTTTTTAAATATCTTTTTATAGTTTTTGCTTTCATTTCTACCGTGCAAGTTCTCATTTGCTGATTAGGCAAAAATTTAGTTTTTTTAATAAGTTGTTCAAATGGCTTGCCGTTTCTATTTGCAGTTTCAAAATTTACAATCTTAAATTTTTCTTTTACATCGGTTGTGTATTCAAGCCAAATTATTTCTTTATCAAAGTATTCGGAACATTTACGAACAAAATCTAAAGTGCCCTCAGCCTCTTTACCTGTATTGCAAAAAATAGCTAAATCAAAGTCATATTTTGCAAGCATATAAGCCGATGTTCTGCCACCGCTAAAACTTAATATTTTCATAGTCTTTTATTTCATGCAAACATACAAATAATTCTATAAAAAAATTATTTATTTATTTATTTATAATAAACTTATCTTTGCACTACGACCTCTCACAAAATAGGGTGCTGCGGCACAGAAAAAAAACAGAACGCTGGCAGCGTGGAAAATGCCAAACAAAAAACAATTTTTTACAATTTAATATTCTTTAAATGTCA